AAATACTTAATTGTGGAGGTAATCAAATAAGTGTATTACCAGAACTTCCTAAATCACTTATACATCTTTATTGTTATAATAATCAATTAAGTGTATTACCAGAACTTCCAAAATCACTTCAAAGACTTTGGTGTTCTAATAATAAATTTATCAAAAAAATAAAACATAATTATTTTATAAAAATGATTTATTTATGAATTTATGTCTAGAAAGAGATATATAATAAAAAATTGATTTTTCTTTTTATTTATACTATTGTTTTTAAAAAGTTAATAATAAATATTTCTAGAATGATAATCAAAATTAAATATCAAAATGATAATAATGAATATATTTTTAATTCATTTAATGAAATTAAAAATTATGATAAAGTTTATTATATTAATTGTTGTTTTAATAATTTAAGTGTATTACCAGAACTTCCTAATTCACTTAAAAAACTTCGTTGTGGATATAATAAATTAAATGTATTATCAGAACTTCCTAATTCACTTCAAATGCTTTATTGTTATAGTAATAAATTAAGTATATTACCAAAACTTCCTAATTCACTTCAAATACTTCATTGTTATAATAATCAATTAATTAAATTACCAAAACTTCCGTATTCACTTAAAGAACTTTGGTGTTATAAAAATAAATTAAGTATATTACCAAAACTTCCTAATTCACTTCAAATACTTCATTGTTATAGTAATCAATTAATTAAATTACCAGAACTTCCTAATTCACTTAAAGAATTTTGGTGTTCAAATAATCAATTAAGTATATTACCTGAACTTCCGAATTCACTTCAAATGCTTTATTATGGTAATAATAAATTTATCAAAAAAATAAAATATGAATATTTTATAAAAATGATTTATTTATGAACTTTTTGTCTAGAATGATTTGTAAATAAAAAAATTGATTTTGTGTATTAATTAATATTTTTTATTAAAAAAATAAATAGTTTAGAATGTCAATCAAAATTAAATATCAAAATGATGATAAAGAATATAAATTTAATTCATTTGAAGAAATTACAGATTATGATAAAGTTGTTTATATTAATTGTTATAATAATCAATTAAGTGTATTACCAGAACTTCCTAATTCACTTCAAGAACTTTCTTGTGGATGGAATAAATTAAGTGTATTACCAAAACTGCCGAATTCACTTCAAATACTATATTGTCATTGTAATCAATTAAGTGTATTACCAGAACTTCCTAATTCACTTAAAGAACTTCATTGTAGTAGTAATAATTTAAGTGTATTACCTGAACTTCCTAATTCACTTCAAACACTTAATTGTTGTAATAATAAATTAAGTGTATTACCAGAACTTCCTAATTCACTTCTATATCTTGATTGTTCATATAATCAATTAAGTGTATTACCTGAACTTCCTAAATCACTTCAACAACTTTATTGTGGTTATAATAAATTTATCAAAAAAATAAAACATGAATATTTTATTATAATGATTTATTTATGATTTTTTGTCTAGAAAGATATATTAAAAAAATTGATTTTTATTTTTATTTATACTATTTTTTAGTAAAAACTAATTATAAATATTTCTAGAATGAGAATCGCAATTAAATATCAAAATGATAATAAAACATATAAATATAATTCATTTGATGAAATTAATAATTATGATAAAGTTGTTTATATTGATTGTTGGAATAATCAATTAAGTGTATTACCTAAACTTCCCAATTCACTTAAAATACTTAGTTGTTCTGATAATCAATTAAGTGTATTACCGGAACTTTCAAATTCACTTCAATATCTTTATTGTGGTAATAATCAATTAAGTGTATTATCTGAACTTCCTAATTCACTTGACAAACTTTATTGTTCTAAAAATCAATTAAGTGTATTACCAAAACTTCCTAATTCACTTAAAGAACTTTATTGTTATCATAATCAATTAAGTGTATTACCAGAACTTCCTAATTCACTTCAAACACTTTGGTGTAATGATAATAAATTAAGTGTATTACCTGAACTTCCTAAATCACTTCAACAACTTTATTGTTATCATAATCAATTAAATGTATTACCTGAACTTCCCAATTCACTTCAACAACTTTATTGTTCAGATAATAAATTTATCAAAAAAATAAAACATGAATATTTTATAAAAATGATTTATTTATGAATTTGTGTCTAGAAAGAGATATATAATAAAAATTGATTTTTCTTTTTATTTATACTATTGTTTTAAAAAAGTTAATAGTAAATATTTCTAGAATGACAATCAAAATTAAATATCAAAATGATGACACATATTATACATATAATTCATTTGAAAAAATTAAAAAATATGATAGAGTTGTTTATATTGATTGTTTTTATAATCAGTTAAGTGTATTACCTAAACTTCCGAATTCACTTCAATATATTCATTGTTCTAATAACAATTTAAGTGTATTACCAGAACTTCCTAATTCACTTGAAATGATTCATTGTTATTTTAATCAATTAAGTGTATTACCAAAACTTCCTAATTCATTTCAAAGCCTTTATTGTTCTAATAATCAATTAAATGTATTACCAGAACTTCCTAATTCACTTAAAGAACTTTCTTGTTGGGCTAATCAATTAGCTTCATTGCCTAAACTTCCTAATTCACTTCAACAACTTTATTGTGATAATAATCAATTAAGTGTATTACCTGAACTTCCTAATTCACTTAAAGAACTTAATTGTTTTAGTAATCAATTAAGTGTATTACCTAAACTTCCTAATTCACTTAAAGAACTTAGATGTACTAATAATCAATTAAGTGTATTACCTGAACTTCCTAATTCACTTAAAGAACTTCAATGTGGTAATAATCAATTGATTAAAAAAATAAAACATGAATATTTTATTAAAATTATTTATTTGTAAATTTGTGTCTAGAATGATTTATAAATAAAAAATTGATTTTTCTTTTTATTTATACAATGTTTTAAAAAAGTTAATAGTAAATATTTCTAGAATGTCAATCAAAATTAAATATCAAAATGATGATGAAACATATCAATATAATTCATTTGAGGAAATTAATAATTATGATAGAGTTATTTATATTGATTGTTTTTATAATCAATTAAGAGTATTACCTGAACTTCCGAATTCATTAAACGAACTTTACTGTAGAGTTAATCAATTAAGTATATTACCAAAACTTCCGAATTCACTTAAAGAATTTTCTTGTTATAATAATTGTTTAATTAAATTACCTGAACTTCCTAATTCACTTAAAGAATTTTCTTGTTATAATAATTGTTTAATTAAATTACCAGAACTTCCTAATTCACTTAAAAAACTTAGCTGTGGAAAAAATCAAATAAGTGTATTACCAGAACTTCCCAATTCACTTCAAGAACTTATTTGTGGAAATAATCAATTAAGTGTATTACCTGAACTTCCTAATTCACTTCAAACACTTTATTGTGATAATAATCAATTAAGTGTATTACCTGAACTTCCTAATTCACTTAAAACACTTTATTGTGATAATAATCAATTAAGTGTATTACATGAACTTCCTAATTCACTTAAAGAACTTCATTGTTATAATAATCAATTAAGTGTATTACCTGAACTTCCTAATTCACTTAAAGAACTTCATTGTTATAATAATAAATTAAGTGTATTACCTGAACTTCCTAATTCACTTCAAGGACTTTATTGTTTCAATAATCAATTAATTAAAAAATAAAACATGAATATTTTATAAAAATGATTTATTTATGAATTTGTGTCTAGAAAAAGATATATAATAAAAAATTGATTTTTCTTTTTATTTATACTATTTTTAAAACAATTAATTATAAATATTTCTAGAATGTCTATCACAATTAAATATCAAAATGATAAAAAAGAATATCAATATCATTCATTTGAAGGACTTACAAAATATTATAAAATCGTTTATATTGAGTGTTATTATAATCAATTAAGAGTATTACCTGAACTTCCTAATTCACTTCAAAAACTTTATTGTGAAAATAATCAATTAAGTGTATTACCAGAACTTCCTAATACACTTGAAAAACTTAATTGTTCCAATAATAAATTAAGTGTATTACCTGAACTTCCTAATTCACTTAAAGAACTTTCTTGTTGGGAAAATCAATTAAGTGTATTACCAGAACTTCCGAATTCACTTAAAAAACTTTATTGTTCTAATAATCAATTAAGTGTATTACCAGAACTTCCTAATTCACTTCAAATTCTTTGTTGTGATGAAAATCAATTAGGTGTATTACAAGAACTTCCTAATTCACTTGAAGCACTTTATTGTAATGATAATCAATTAAGTGTATTACCTGAACTTCCTAATTCACTTCAAATTCTTTATTGTTATAATAATAAATTAAGTGTATTACCTGAACTTCCTAATTCACTTCAAAAACTTTATTGTTATAATAATAAATTAAGTGTATTACCAGAACTTCCTAATTCACTTCAAGGACTTTATTGTTCCAATAATCAATTAATTAAAAAAATAAAACATGAATATTTTATAAAAATGATTTATTTATGAATTTGTGTCTAGAAAGAGATATATAATAAAAATTGATTATGTTTTTGCCTAAAAAGTATAATAATAAAAAAATGGATGATAAACAAGATAATACGTTAGAAGAGTGGTTAGATATAAAAGTTGACCAAGAAGAATTTGAAAAGAAACGTCAAAATCTTAGAAAATTGGCGGATAAATCAAAAATAAAAAGGAGTCAAACTTTTATATGTGTTCTAGAGAATCCGAGTAATATTTCAAATATTGGGGCGATAATTAGAAATGTTGATACATTAGGGATATCTAAATTATATATTGTAGATGGAAATAAAGTATTACCACATAATTGGACTTCGATGCGTAAAAATAATCAATTATTAAATTCATCGAGTAGTGCTGTTAAATGGACATTTGTAAAAAAATTCCTATCAACATCAGAATGTCTAGAACATCTTGAAAAAAATAATTATAAATCATATATAACATCACCACATATAAAAGGTAAAAATAATATTAATTTGGGTGATGGTAATTTTACAGATAAAAGAATCGCTGTTTGGTTTGGTAATGAATCAAAAGGCATTTCGGATGAATTAACAAATAAAATAAATGATTGTATTCAAATTGAAATGACCGGTATAATTGAAAGTATGAATTTAGCAGTTTCAACAGGTATTATTCTTTATACAATTATGAGACAAAGATATAAATTTATAGAAGAACGTAATCAAAAGAAAAACGAAATCAAAATAAATCAAAAATAAAAATTGAATATTAAAGATAATTATATCAAGATGATGAAATGAATCAAGATGATGAAATGAATCAAAATGATAAAAAATTGTATGAAGATGAAATTGAATATGGATTACAAAAAGATTGTGAAGTATTAACGAGAATTGCTGATATGGGTGTTGAGGAATTTGAAGGTGATAAATTACCAAAATGTCAACCATATAAATTTGAAAAGACTTATATACCAGAGAAAAATCTACATTTAGCATCAGAATATAATGATTTTAAAAAAATACTTGATCAAGATAGTTTAGATAGAATTGATAAACCATGTCAAAATAATGGATGTATTGATAAATATTGTATTTTATTTCCAAATTGTTATATATGTAATCGAGAAACAACAATGGTTGGATGTAAAAAATGTAATCAAAATGTATTAACATTATGTTCTCCAAAATGTGAAGGTATTTTTAATGGGACTATATCATTAATTGAATTTCGAAATTCGGAAGATAAAATATTTCTTATTTTAGAAGATCACCAAGCATCAGGGATGATTTTAAAAGTAATTGATCATAATATATTAGATAATGAAATTGGACATCAATTACGAATAACAATTGGACAAGAATGTGAAGAATGTATTCGTAAATATTTTATGGATAATTTAGAGGATTTTGAATTTGATAATATAGATGATAATAATCAAGTAGATTTTCAAGAATATTTTGAAGAAAATTATGATACAATAAAACAACATGCTGAAACACAAGAATATAAATTTATGAATTATACATTAATCGGTTTCAAATGTAATCAATGTATGAATAATTATACATTTGATGTGGGATGTTCAAAGTGTGATCAATCAGAAATGTATTTTTGTGATATGTGTAAAAATGCTTTTTAGAAAAACATTGGTAAAAATCACGTTTATGATATCTCAGACACTGAAAACATTTTTTAGAAAAATCGTAGATAAAAAAATTAAATAAATATTGTTTTTTTCTAAAAAATATATTAACAATAAATAAATAAAAATTGATTATAAAAATCATTTAAAAATATAATCGTAAAATAATAATTTATGTTTAATCAATCTAATATGTATAATAGACATTATCAAATACATGTTTCAAATCCACATATAAATTATGTAATATTTGAAAATTGTGGATATTGTAAAAAAGCAAGAATTAGACAATATAGTAATTTGATAGATAGAGATAATTTAAATAATTTAGAAAGATTGAATAATAATCAATATGAAAATCCATATTATGATGAACGAGCTTATTATTCATATCCTAGAAATGATGAAGTATATGAACCGATTCAATTTCAAGATATATATGAACCAGTTTATATTCCATTAACAGTAGAACAATTAAATAAGGCTTCTATTTTGTTTGTTTATAATGATTTTAAAAAAAATAAAATAAATGATGAATCAAAAATTATATGTTCAATATGTCAAGATAATATTAAAAACGGTGATATAATCAGACAATTTAAATATGTATGTAATCATATGTATCATTATTATTGTATTGATAAATGGATTGAAAAAAATAATAAATGTCCAAATTGTAGAACTGATTTGAGATGTTAGCTCATTCCCAAAATATATTCGGGTGAAACTCCTTGATTAATAAATTCTTTGTGTTTATCTAATATTTTTTGTGTGGTGGATGGGAATAAAACAAATTTTTTATACATATCATTAATTACATCATTATTTGTTTTAAATTTATATTTAAATCGATTTTTAATATCATCATCTTCTAGAGTCATAATAACTAATAAATTTCCAGTTAATATTTTTTTTGAAAAATCATTTGGTTTAATATTATTATAATCAACACAACAAATATTATTAACAGTTGTTATGAAATTTAACATATACATGTCATATAAAATTAAATTATATAAATAACTTATTATATATTTTAAATCATAATTCATACTAGATAATTTATTAATATTTTCATAATAATGTGTTTCTAAATGATAATTGAAACTTTTATTAAATATATTATCACTAAAATTATCATATTTTATTATTTGTGTTAAATTAAAATTATTTTCTAATCGTATTTCCATTAATTTGAAAACCCCATAAGAATATTCAGCTAATATTTTTTTCATTTTATTAATTTCTTCATCATATACGTGTGTTTCTTCATTGTATTCATATTTATCTATGAAACTATCACATATATAATATGCATATTTTAATATTAACAATTCATTATCATTTATTACATCAAGATTATATACATTATTCATATTTCGATTTAAATTATATGATGTAAAAATATATTTTGGAATTTGATTTTTCATAAATTCCATCATAAATTTATAATATACATTGAAGTTTATTGTATTTTGTAAATCAAAAATTTCATTTTCTTGATGTGTTGTTATTTCATTTTGATTTGTATTATTAACAAGCTCTATTTTAGGGGGCATTTTAGATTCGATATCAATAAGCATTTCAGATCCGGTTTCAATAAATAAATCAAATATATTTATATTATCACATTCTAGGTCTGTCATAAGTTCATTTTGGTTAATATATTTATCAATTGTTTCTTTATTAGAAACCATTTTAATATAATTAATTATTGTTTTTTCAATTTCTATAAATTTATTATTGTTTAATTGATACATCATTTTGAAATAATTACAATCAGATAAAAATTCGTGATTACCATATCCTCGATTAATTAATGTCATTTCTAATAATGCCATATCTGATTTGGTAATTTCTGGAACGTCTTTTTTAATAGTTAATTCGTTTAATATTTTTGAACAACAATATAATAATATCAGTGTATAATCATCATAATATATAATTGATTTTTGTGATTTAAAAATTTCAGCCATTTATTATGTTTTATCAGTTATTAGTTATTAGTTATTTTCCAAATCTATTTTCCAAATCTATTTTCCAAATCAATTTTTTAATTAATATAAAAATGTTAAAAAAATGTTAAAAAAATGTTAAAAAAATGTTAAAAAAATGTTAAAAAAAAATAATTAATAATTTACTTATTCGCAAAAATCATATTCTGATTCGAATGGTAAATATTCATCATCGGAAGGTTCATCTGGTTCATCTGTATAATAATCATCTGGTAAATTATCAGGATATAATTCTTCTTCCGAACTGTCAT